CTGGCGTGTCTGTACGATACATCCTCCCATGAGCCAATTGACGTAATGACTCTAAGCGGGAGGAAGCGTGGTAGCACTAAAAAAGGTGTCGGACGAGGAACTAATAGCGGCGTTTAAGACATACGGCAGTCCACAGAAGGTCTCACAGGTTCTAGGCATAGACGTAGGTACGGTTTACCGAAGGCGGTCGGCACTTAAGGACGTATCCCTACCCTCCTTTGCTGCAAGACAGCACAGCATCGCCAACACATACATCCCAGATAACCGCAGGGTTATATCCCACACCGTAGATAACGGTCACGTCTTCATAGCCTCAGACTGCCACTACTGGCCTGACGAGGAAACCGTAGCACACAAGGCGTTTGTTTCCCTGCTGACAGAATTTAAGCCCAAGACCATCATCCTAAACGGGGATGTCTTTGACGGGGCTAGAATCAGCCGCCACGCCGCCCTGATGGGAACTAACCCCCCTACCCCCAAGCAAGAGATAGAAGCCTGTCAAGACCGTCTACACGAGATTGCAAACGCTTCTAAGAACGCTACTAAGTTCTGGACATACGGGAACCACGATACACGCCTCTTTAACTACATCGCTACCCATGCAGACGCTTTAGTAGAGTTCTCGGACTTGTTTGCGTACTTCCCAGGCTGGCATACGGGATGGCGGGTGGACATAAACAACTCGCTGATAGTCAAGCATCGGTGGCACAACGGGCAACACGCGACTTATAACAACGCCCTGAAATCAGGCAGAAGCATCGTCACAGGACACCTGCACAAACTGATGGTCACGCCTTGGGTTGACTACAATGGGCGCAGATACGGAATAGATACTGGAACCCTTGCAGAACCTACTGGCGACCAGTTTGTGTATGTAGAAGAAAACCCCGTGAACTGGTGTTCTGGTTTCGCGGTGCTGACATTCAAAAATGGTATGTTATTACCTCCAGAACTATGTGAAGTCATTAACGGGGTGGCTTACTTTCGAGGAGAGAAAGTGGGATAAATGAGTGATTTAGTAGCCTCGGCAAAAAGTGCAGCGCAGGGTATAAAAAGCGCGATTGCGGCAGGTAAAGAGATTGAATCAGTAGTCCAAGACATACAGAAACTAGGGGTCGCAGAACTCCAAGCCAAGCAAGAGTTCCAGAAGAAGCAGCGGGTGGTAAAGGGTGACACCACCATCCTCACGGCCTTCGCAGAGTGGAGAAGACTCAAGGAAGTGAAGGAAGCCGAAGACGACCTATTCCAACAGCTTGTACAACGCTACGGCAAGGAAAAGGCAGAGTTCGAGTGGAAGGACATCCAATCCATCAAGGAACGCCAGATGAAGGAGGTCAAGGAGGGGCGCGACGAGATGGGGCGTGACCTAAAGAAACTCCGTGAACTCAAGGTTATGTGCTTCGTAGCCTCGCTAATCATAGTCACCACTTACTACATCTTCAAAGGACACCTGTAATGCTATCCCTAATATCCTCCGCTGTCGGATTCCTAGCCTCTGGCTTACCGCAAGTTCTAAACTTCTTCCAAGACAAGGCTGACAAGGCTCAAGAGTTGAAGTTAGCCCAGATGCAGACCGAGCGCGAGTTAGCCCTTGCAGAACGTGGTTTTATCGCCCAGCAGAAGGTCGAGGAGATTCGGACAGACCAGATTGCCCTCCAGACAGACGCAGACCGCCAGAGCGCGGCTTTAGACCACGACAAGGCTATCATGGCTAGGGCTTCCAATTGGGTCGTCAACCTGAACGGTATCGTGCGCCCGGCAGTCACATTTATCTTCGTCCTAGAGTTGGTGCTAATCAACATGGGTCTGACCTACTTCTTGCTTCGCGGTGGGTTGGGCGAGATGGACGTAGAGAAGTTCATAGCCGCCACGGACGTAATCTTCTCCGAGGACGAGATGGCACTACTGTCTGGTATTATTGCTTTCTGGTTCGGAAGCCGCCAATGGGGTAAGAAGTGAGGGTAAGCAAGGAAGCAATTGAGGGCATCAAGAAGGACGAAGGGGTAAGGACAAAACCTTACCGTTGCCCCGCGCTGCTCTGGACTTGCGGCGTTGGCCACGTCATAGACCCCAACCATATAAGGGTTCCGTTCAATGAACGCAAAAATATACCCCTTCCCCCAGAGTGGGACAGAGTTCTTAGCATGGCAGAAGTCGATGCTATCTTGGCTAACGACTTGGCTACGTTTGAACGAGGAGTTCTGCGCCTCTGTCCAGGTGGACTTACTCAAGGCAGGTTTGACGCTCTGGTTTCCTTCTCCTTCAACGTCGGGCTTGGCAACCTCCAAAGGTCAACCATCCGCATGAAGCATAACCGTGGCGACTTCGAGGGTGCTGCCGAAGGGTTTATGGCGTGGACTAAGGCCGGTGGTAAGGAACTGCCTGGTCTAGTTAAACGCCGGAAGCACGAACGCGCTCTCTATGAATCTGAGTAATTCTTTCCTTTAGCTCCTCTGCTACGGTCAAATTGTGCTTGGCCTCAAACTGGTCTAGCCACTTCCTCCTCGCCTCCTTCGTAGGAAGCGTCAAAACGTATCTCGCAAGCCCCTCTATTTTTGCTTCGTGTTCTGATAACACTATCTGATAGAACTCCTCTGGGGTAGCGGTAAAGGTTCCTCTATTAACCAGCCCTAGCAAATGTTTTATGCAACGCTTTTCTTGCGGTGGTGACGGCTCTGGCTGCGTCAGATTTTCGAACAAATCTCCCAAAATAATACCTCTTTCCGTTGGCCATTATGTGCGCCTCGTAAAGTCTTTTTCCCCTCTTGTAGACCCCCTTCACGTTTGACTTGGTTTTGATTCTGCGCTTGGAGTTCCACCTATTCTCAGTCTGCGTGGCCTCTCTGAGGTTGCCTATCCTGTTATCCGCAAACTTGCAGTTTATGTGGTCAACCTGCTCCGGCCAGTAGCCGTGGTGGTACGCCCAAACAATCCTGTGTGCAAAGTAAGGCTTCCTGAATATAGCAATTTTGCGATAACCGCGAGGGGTTATGTGACCGGCAACCCTATTTGCGTACCTGCGGTTCCACATGACGTAGGCAGAATACTTGGCGAAAGCCTCAATGGGTCGAGGCTTCCACACAAGTCTTCCACGCCTGTAATCAAACAGGGCTTTCAGTTGTTGCTGGCTTAGAATGGGATGTCTTCCTCAAGCGATTCCTGACGCTTCGGCTCTGCCTTGGGTTTCGGCAGTTCCACCTTGAGGCTCATAAACTTCTGCCCAGACTTGCCTGTCTTAATCCACGCGGCTAACTGGTACTCAGTCCCGTCCACGTTTAACTTGCCCTTGTACGCTGGAGCCTTCTCGTTGTCCGACTCGTTCTTAAATAAAACTCCCGAATTACTGTTGTCGTATTCCATTTATTTTTCCCATTTGGCTTCTATAAATAATTAGCAAAATTGCCGTGATGTTTTTGTCTTGCATTATTTACCGCTGCTATTGCGTCTTCAATTTTTTCAAACCTCCCTAAAGTAATAATTTTATTTTCAACCCCAATTCTTGCGTCCCATTTATTTTTGCTTTTGCACCAACTAACACCCTTGTGTCCAGATTTATTATTTACCTGTGTTCTGCGATTACAAGTGTTTTCAGAACGGGTTGCTTTCCGTAAGTTGCATATTCTATTGTCTGTCCCGTCGTTATTTATATGGTCAATTTCTTGAGGCCATTCTCCGTAAACATAAAGCCATGCTAATTTATGCGCCCTATAAATTTTCCCGTTTATGTGTATGCTGATTCGTCCTGATTTTGCTCCAGCAAGAAGTGGCTTATCAATTTTTGTAATGTTTGAGATTTTCCGTTTCCTAAAAAACAGTCCTGTGTCTGGGTTGTAATTAAAAGTTTCGTGTAAGTATTGTTGCGTTGGGATTGTTTTGTTTGTCATTTTGCGGCCATCCATAATCCATAGTTTCCAATTGAGTATCCAATAAAAGCCACGCCAAGACCCACCTTACCCTCTAGTAGCAACTGCACCGCTACCACAAGGTATACAACACCGATACCGGCTATTAACCACGCCGCCACTCAAGCCACCCCGCGAAGATAATAACGCCAAGCATACATAGCACGAAAAATGCCGCGTCCTGCGCGTAGAAGTGTGCAGCTATAAGTCCGTCTCTCATTCGTCTTCCTCCGTGTTATTCAAAAGTTGGTACTTGATTACCTCTAAGACACCTACCACAGAGGCTAGAGGGAGTGCCTCGTCAAACTTCTCTAGAACCCCAATAATCTCCTGATACAGGGCTTCTATCATCACCTGCTGGCTCAACCCCTCATCTCCTGGGCCAAGCTCTTAAATCCCCATTCCTCTGCCATCCTCGCGCACCGCAACATCTCCTCCTCGCGCACGATTTCCGCAAACCTCTGCAACTGGGTTCTAGAGTCTTCGTGGAAGTTGAACAACAACTCCCCCTCCTTCAAAAACAATCCCGCCTCTACCGCCAGGTCGTCAATCGTCACACTCGGCCTCCACTTCTGATAAGAACACCTGAATCTTGTCCAACATCTCGTCTATCTCCTTTTGCTCCGGCTCGAACCGCACGATGAATAGCATCTTGCTGACCGGCAGTCTGGAGTCAAAGCTCACAAAGTCGCACCACTTCCTACCTGTGCAAGCAAGTTGGAGCATCATCTGGTTCTTGTACTTGGTCGGAACCTTGCCCGCCTTCCTGTATTGCAGGTGCGTGGCCGTGTTCGGGTTCTTTATCTCTACCAAACCCTCGTCCCCTACAAGGCCATCAGGAGAGGCTCCTAGCCACTTTATAGTCGGGTGTGGGACAAAGGCTACTTGGTCTACGAAAACGCCCGTGTGAGCCTCGTATGCGGCTCTGGCGATGGGTTCCTGTTCCGTACCCCTAATCATGGCCGCGTTGGGCGCAAACCCCGCTTGTGGGGTCTTGGTAAGTCTTTCCGCTACAAGCTGCCATAGGTAGTTCTTGCGGGTCTCGGTATCCTTGCCCGCTAAAGCGTCGCTAACCCTGCTCGCGGTGCAGAACCCCAGCCTCGCTTGTAACCATTCCTCTGTGCCCTGCCTGATTTCTGTTAAGTCTGTCATGTAGCCTCCTCTTGGCTATGTGTAATTCTGCCTCTAACCTATCCGTACTCATCCGTAATCTCTGGGCTACATTGTGGCTCAAGTTATACGGGTACTGGATATACCTTGCCTTCAAAACCCTGCGGCTTATATCGGGTAAAACCCTAACCGCGTTCTCTACTTCCTGACCGTCCAACATATCGGGTTCTATCCTTGGCTCCTCGCCCTCGAAGACATCCTCGGACTCGTAGTTACCCTCTGCGCTGGCGCATTGGGTACGGTGTTCAGGGCCAACATGACCCCAAGCACAATAAAACGCCCAGTTCTTTAGTCTTTCTTCCGAAACCATAAGTCGTATAACTCCGGCCTATTTGCTTTAATCCAAGGTTGGGCAGATTGTATAAGTTCTTTGGCATTAAATCCACACGTTTGAGAGCCGACGTGGTGGACGTAAGCCCTGCTGATGGCGTGCTGGAAACCCTTCTTTTGGATGTCCAAGCATTGCACGTCGTCCGAGTACCAGTTGATAGGCGGGAAGTCCACCCAAGCCTCCTTGGATATGTAACTACAAATTGGGGCTATAACATCGGTGATGTTAATAAGGCTCTCGGTCTCGTACCTGAACCACTCCATTTTTCCCTGCCCAAGCCGAATGTTCTGCAAACCTCGGGCATAATCAGACCTAGCGGCTACCCAGCCGAGGGGGATGCTTTTGTCTCGCAGAAACGTAACGTCTTCGCCAAGCAGCTTCCAGGTGCTAGGGTTGAACACAATATCGTCGTTACAGACCACAACCTCGTCGAACTCATCAAACGCCCGCTTGACCACGGCGTTGTAAGCGTCCCCAAAGTTGTCTGCGTCGTTGGGCAGGTTTATCGTCCTGTGGCGCGGAAGAATAATCTCGCTACCGGCTAGGAACACGGTTACGTCTTGCGGGACGTAGAAGGTTATGGAGGCCGCTAGGACGGGTAGGCAAGCCCCTTTAGTTGTTGCTATCGCTATTGCTTTCATTTATTCCCTACCGGTAAAGTTTTGC